TATTGTAACCTTCTTTTTCATCAAAATAAAGCAAAGATCTTTCTGGCGTATGTAGTGATGGTACCGTAAACACTAATGGTTTATGTCTACCTACTAATTCGTAAAGTCTATCCTTTATTTCCCAACCGTCTATTTTAGTTGGCCTTTTTTTTTCTTTTTTTTCCATGATATAATATAATTAAATAATTTAAATAAAAGTAATAGTTACCCCCGTTGATATAACGAGGGTAAAGATTACCTGTGTTGTATTATGATTTTTTCAATAATACGAAATTGTTAGCTGCTTGTACACATAAACATCTTTCTGATAAGAAGTTTACAGTCATCGCATCTACGTCAGAAGTGTAACTTCCACCAACAGATCCAGTGATCCAAGACTTCATTCTTCTATCATCTGCTTCAGAAGCTCTGTAACGGATGTGTAAGAATGGTCTAGAGATATTTTTCCCCATTGATTGATCGTATACAGTTGAAGTTCCAGCAGGAACAATAACTCCTTCTACGTCAGCAATTAATCCACGAGTTGTTGCATCGTTTAAGTATTTCCAGTCAGACTTGTAGAAATCGTAAGATCCACGTCTAAATCCAGAGAAACCTAAATTTAAAGCCATATCCTCAGAGTTATCGAATACACCATAAGATGTACCTCCAGCTCCGTAAGAATTTTGGTTAGCAAGCATCTTGTCGATACTTAAAGCAGTAGATCTATCTAAGAACATCATGTTCTCTTCAATAGCTCCTTGCTTATCAAGCTCTTGTAAGATAGCATCAAACTCATCAATTCCTCCACCAACACAAGCGTTAGCAAATTGTTGATTGTTATATACTAATCCTCTAGACTCAATTGCAGCAAATAAACCTTCAGATCCAGTAAAAGTTGCAGCTAAACCAGATGCAGCAACAGCTTTTTCAGCCTCAATCATTGCCATCTCTAATTTATCTTCAAATCTAATTCTTGTTTCTGATTCAGATTTTAAGTACCATAAGTACCCAGAAGCTCCAGCTTCAGTAGCAACTTCAACCCATCCAATTTGTGCAGTATCAGATCCACTAATTTCATACTTACCTTTCATTATGATAGGCTTGTTGTCAAATTTAGTGAATGGAGAATCTACAGATTGTTGAGACTCGTTACTTGTTCCTTTTGCATACTCAGAACCAAAGATGAATAATTGTACTGCAGCAGCAGTAAATCCAGCATCATTAGCACCTGCAAGTACAATACCAGCGAAATCATAAGCAGATACTACTAAAGTAACTCCAGCTTTTGCTTGCACTCTTGCTTTTACAGTTCTATTCCCTTGAGATACAACTAAAGTATCACCTACAGAATATAAAACAACTTGTTGAGCAGCGGTTAATCCGTCACCATTTCCAACAGGATCAGCTACTAATGTAATAGTATCTGTTGTTGCAGTGGTGTTTGCTATTGTAGCGTTGTTTGATGCTACGTGTATTCTACCTTGTTCAGACCAAACTACTTGATCAGATGCCATAGGCATTTCAGCTCCTACCATTCTTAAGAAACCAGAGATAGTACGGTTACCGTATCTTTCTACTTCTTTCTCATATACTTCTGGTAAGAATTGTCTTGCAAAGTTAAAATCATTATCTGCGATTGACAAGTAATTGTTGTCAAAGGCAAGTTTGTTTGGGCGAGGTACCACATGTGATAACTCAGCGCCAGTTCCAGCTAATGCCATAATTTTTAATTTTTAATTTTTGTTAATTATTTTCTTTTTTTGAATCCCCAATTAACTGTTGAACCATCTGAATCTACAGACTTATAAGTAGTACCTGATTTAGGTGCTGCTCCTTGAGCCTTTCTAGGATCCATGCTGATGTTTTTTGTAGAAGCAATACTTTGCCTCATAGCATCAGATTTTCCTTGTTCGTAAAAATGGTTAGCGATTGCATCGGGATTCATCGCGGTGAATAAAGACTTATGATAACCTGCAGCGTCTTCCATTTCATTGTTCTTGTCAAGAAACTTCTTAACAAAATTATTAATGTTGCCTTGTTTATCTTTAATCTCATTCGGGTTTTTAACATTAAATCTATACCTCTTGTCTCCGACGTTGTATTCAAAACCTTTGAAATCGTCATTAAAAACTTGGTTAGTTTTATTGTTGAATGTTTTAGTTTGCTTATCAGCAACCTCTTGATTTTTATTATATCTATTAAAAAAATCCACAGCTTTCTTTTGCTCAGGAGCTAACCTAGAGCCAGCTTTTATTTCTTCATAGTATTTTGATTTTAAGCCGTTAAGATGATTCTTAGCATTTGCTAGTTCTTCTTTTTTAGCTAGTTTTTTTCTCTTAATATCTCTCTCTTCATCAACCTCGTCCTCGTAGGAAAACTTGTCCTCAAGTAGAAAGTTTATTTCTGATACATCTAAATGTGGTTTAGTATTTTGATAATACTCCATAAGTAGTTGTTCTTCATTTAAAGCTTCTATATCTGTATTAAGCTTAACATAGTCTTCTAAACTACCACCAGTCTCATCCATGAAGTCTACAACTTTTTGAATGTTTTCTGGCAAATCTATTCCGGTTTCTTGAGCCTCAACAACTGCTTCTGCAATTTCTTCAGCTTTTTCCACAATCTTTTCTTCTGTTATTTCCTCAAGAACAGTTGGCTCTTTAGGCACAACCTCTTCTTCAACAACAGTTACAGGCTCCTCAACCTTAACTTCTTCTTTAACTTCTTCTTTAGCTACCTTGCCTTTTTCTGGCTTAGCTACTAACTTGTCAAAATCTATTTTATGTGTTCCATCTTCTTTGACAGTAACTTCAGGTACTAGATCACCTTGTTCAGTCTTTTCAGTAGGAGCATTTGTTTCTTCAACCAGCTCTACCACTTCTTCGACTACATTTTCTTTTTTAGCCATAATAAAATATTATAAAATTATAAAAATTAATTACATAGGTCCAAACGAACCTAAGTCAAATCCACTCATATTGTCGTTCCCGGAAGATTCAAACTTCTTAGGAGGTGAGTCGTTTTGTCTTTGAGCTATCAACTCACTTTGTTGAGTAGCTTGTATTTTTGTTCTATCGTCTTTACGATCTTCTTTGTATTGCTCTTTGCCTTTAGCGTTATCAACCTCCATGCCTTTTAATTGCATGTTAAAGTCAAACTCTAAAGCCATTAGTTCTTTCTTAAGCATAGCCTCTTCTTGCATTTTTTGACTTGCTATTTGACCTTTCATTTGCTCCATTTGGGTTTCTATTTGAAACAACTGCTGTGCTTTTTGAACTTCTGCTTGAGCAGCTACCTGCTGAGCTTGAGCATTTGCTTGTGCTTGAGCTTGAATGTTCTCTTGCTGCACTTGCTGTTCTCTTTCTTGCTTTTTCTTTCTACGTATTTTTAATAATTGATTTGCAAGTTTTATGTTTTTAATCTCTCTAAGATCTATAGCATCTTCTAAATCTATCAAACCACCAGCAACAGCTGCCTGTATATTGTTTTCTAGTATAGCTTTTTCTTCTTCATCTGGAGTTAACTCTATGAATATGCCAAAATCATGTAAATATAAATTAGATATATCTTCTAACACTCCAACGTTTTGATTACCTATTTTCTGTATAAAAGCCTCTCTTGTTGGAGAGAACTCTAATATATCTGATATTCTAAGTGATAAACCCTCTGCTAATTCTTGAGTTAAAGATAATCCAGACTGTAGTATGTGTCTTGTAGCTGTGTTTGAATTTGCTGCCGCTAGTTTTTGAACACCTACTAGAGCTCTACTATCTGGCGTACTACCATCTCTAGCTTCGTTTAAGCCAGTAACGTCACGTATCATTTGTAAATAGTAGTTGTAATTTTGAATCAATGATTGCATTTTTTGACCACCACTACCGCTTGATATCTCTTGTATCGGTATTTTTCCTGGATTCATATCTCCTTCAGAAGTGAAAGACCTACCTATTATAGATCCCGTCTGAAAGAACATATTTAACGCTTCTTGTGGATTATAATTTGTTCCATTACCAAGATCAACCTCAGCTAATCCGTCAGCGTCTAGATAAACACCGTCTGGAACCATCCTAGACATGACTTGTTGTAATTTTAGATGCGTTAGTTGAATCATATCAGCAAAACCTGTTATACGTTTTACTAGTGAATCAATATTACCTTTATACATTCTAGGAGCGTTGATAGCGTAGTTCATTTTAACTTTACTATAATCACTCTTAGGTCTCATCATGTTCTTAGCTAGTTCCCACTTTAACAAGTAATCACTACCTAATATTAACACACCTTCATACAACACTTCTAATGATCTTGATATTTTACCAAAATTACCAGTCATCTCGTTTATAGGTGGATCAAATGTATCATCTCTTAGTATTATTTTTTCAGCACCTGTAGACGTTTCTTTAACTTTGTATACTTCATTCATGTATGTCTTGTAGTTAAAATACAAAACTTGAATTTGATTCTTGTCGTCATAGTAAGCAGAATCGTATCTATTATTAGAATAACCAGAACTATGTATACTTTGATTAGCTATGCTTTTTAAATCCTCATCTGTTAGACTAGGAAATTCTTTCTTTAATTCATTTATAGGTATGGTTTTAACCTCACCCACGTAGTATATATCTTGAAAGTCAGGATCTTCTGTGTAAGAATAAACTATATTAGCTGGATCTACATATTCAACTTTAACACCTTCTGACTTACTGAAAGTGTTTTTAACACAACCTATACCAATAGTGGTTAGATCATAGTTAACTCTTCTTTTAACTAAATCGTATCTATTACCTTTTAACAACACGTTTATAGCTTGCTCTTCAGCTAGCTCTATACCTTGCTTGTAGCTAAGTTGCATGTGAAGATCTAGTTCTTCTTGACTGTCTGGTAATTTTTCAGGTGGATTTTCAAACAAAGATATTCCAAACGCTTCTTGCGCAAAGTCACTTAGTTCTTGAGTTTCCATATCTCTTATTATAGATTCCATATACTTTGTTCTCTTGCTGATACCATAAGGATCTTGAGAGAAACATTTTATATCATAGGATCTTTCTGAAATACCATTAACTACTATATCCACAAATTTAGGAATAATAGGTACTGGTTTCCAGTCTAAGTTTAAATAGCTTAAGTCACCATTTATAGATAACTCATCTTTATATTTTTGAATTGGCTGTTCGCCTCTAGCGTAAAGTCTCAGTTTATGAAACTCTGCTTGGTGTTGATTATACCTTTGATTAGAATTAGATCTATCAAACCACTCGTACTCAATAGCTTTA